CAACGGTGCTACCAACCCATGCCCATTCACTCTCATGGACGTTGTCAACCAGCCATTGAAAATGTGCACCTGCGCGATTATGATCCTCAGCTTTCTGATACCACCAAGGAAGATCACCGCGAGTGACCTGAACAACTTTGCCTCCATGTTTTTGAATGGCTTTGATCTCGTTTGGAAAACGAACATCAGCAATAACGTAGTGTTGTTCGGGATGCCAATCTATTCTACGGAAGACAGTGTGTACCCAAAGATCGGGATGAAACACATCGCGTCCTGCTTCAGTACCCATCAGCTGTAACACCCAACGTGGTGTCACTTCGCGACCTAGAGCATTTGACCACCACTCATCTTTCTGCTCACGCCATTGTCTAGACTCGGGCGTTGCACCCTCCAGCAATTCACGATGCCAACCAAAGACAGCAGCCACAGAATCTTTGACGCTGTTAGCAAAACTCTCTTTGACGAAACCGTGGTGCTCTACTAGAAGATCAGCGACGGTTCCCTTTCCACTTCCTATAAAACCAACAAGACCTATTATCACAAAGACCCCACGAAATTCGCCACTGCTGGCATGTCTCCTGTGAAGGCATAAGTACCAATATGATGAGTCTTCATCCATGGACATAACCAAATCTTACCACCCATGTTTCTCCACCACTGACAGAACATGTAGTCCTCAGATAGATAACGATCAGACCCCTTACCACCATTCTCTACTGTATCAATTACAGTGTCAAAGTATGCGTGAATGTAACGAGATCCATCGAAGTTAGCCTGACCAACATGATCTGGCTTGTATCGCAAATTAGGATATCTCTCTTCAAACTGCTTGAACACTTCACGCTTCACCATCATGAATCCAGTTCCAATTTCTAGAACTTCAATTGGTGCAGAAACTGAGAACCTTTCTGTGCCAGGAACTGGATTGAACACAAAATCACCAGCAAGTTTCTCCAGTTCTTTGACTTCAATATTAGGATTCTTTACGATCGCATCTTTGATTGCATTCCACTTGATTGACTTCTTTGGATACGGTGCGCCAATGATTTCTTTATCCAAAGCAAGAAGTGCAATCACGTCTCTTGGATCAAAATGAATATCTGAATCTAGGAATAGTAGATGAGTGAATCCAGAACGCAAGAATTCATCTACTAGATAGTTTCTTGCTCTTGTGATTAGCGATTCATTAAAGATAAATGAGAATCGAATCTCAACTCCATAGTTAGCACAAACAGCCTGTAGATCAAGTGCTGACTTGGTGTACATACCAAAACACTGACCACCATACATCGGTGTTGCAACGAACAGTTTCTTTTTTCTTAGTTCTTCTACTGAGATTTCAATCTGCATAATTATTCACTCCAGTTAAAATGTTTGCTAATATATTCAATGATCAATTTTTGATCATCAAGATTATTATTGTCTACAGTATCTATATAGTCCATCAACTGGAGGTTTCCGCTGATGTTTGAGATTTTTGTTTCGCGACTGCGCTTGAATTTCTCATCTTGGTCATCCTTGCGATCAATATGTCTCTGTTCTACGATATCGTGATTGGCTTGTATGACCACAATTCTAAAGTCTGATTCACTGTATGACTCAGACAGAGAGTTTAACATCTTTGCATTGAATAGACGATCACCCTCAAACAGCACGTTGATCTTCTGCTCTTTGACTTCTTCAAAGAACTTTTCAGCGTCTGGTTGGACTGCCATGCTTAGACGATCAGTTCCCTGGAATACGTTACCATCATCTTGATACTTACCAAGAATTACAGTTCGCAATTTCTTGCTGAACATTGCGTCCAAAAGTTTCTGTGGCTTGATAACCTTCCAGTCATCAGCCATTGAAATGATCTTAAACATAAGAGTGGTCTTTCCCGTTGCAGGAACACCACCAATTGCAATTATCTTAGGCATACAATCCTATCTCTGTCTTATCTTCGAACATCCAGTCCATTCGTTGTAGTTTACCTGATCTCAAGAAGTAAGTAAAGTTTTCTTTGTTAATTTTATTTCTTCCAGCGAGTGCAGGAAATAGCGTTTCATTTCTTGCTTGCCAAAGAACATTCCACTCAATACCATACCAACCATCTTGTTCCGCTCGCACGATTTCTTCTGACTGGCGATCAAGATAATAGCCAAGATAACGACCGTGATGCTCTCGGAATATCTTCTTGAATGAGCACAGACAGGTTTCCATTGTATAAAAATCTATTTCATGAGATAAATTGGGGAATCTTTCACGCATTTCAACAATTATATCTTTAGCCACTCCCTCAAGATTTTGATATTCTTTTGCAGTAAGTTGTTTATCATAACTGTCATCCTCGCCGATGGCAAGAACAAAGCCATTACGATGTGAACGAGAGCCAGAATAATCAGAGAACATAAGGCTAGTAGGAGCCGCAAATATTCCAGCAGTGTGATGCAAGTGTTGTAGATAAAACCAAGTGGAATAACGACCAAACTTATGAAGATTAGTTTTAATAGCATTCCATAGATTGTCGAAGGTTTCTTCTTCGTTGTCGCCATAGTAACTCTCCAGGACTTCCTTCTGCGATTTGTCACCAATAAATTTTTGATAGGATTCAAACATCGCAGGAAGATGACCCTTGTTCCACTTCGTATCTACTTGGTAGCGAAGTCTCTTATAGTTTGCAGTGTTCCATTGAGTGATGCGATCTACAGTCGCCAACTCATAGTCGGGGAATTCATTTTTTAGAACCCATGCAGTTGGAAGCTGGTATGTATTTCCATACAACCAGCATAGCCAGATTCTTTCTTCTATGTTATGCTCATATCTATTGTTTAGATATTGAGTCATCCATACCGCTGGATCGCAGTCTCTATATTCTAGAGACCACGCATACCAGCGAATGAATAGTTCACGTCTTTCATGCGACATCGAATAATGTCTTCCCAAATAATGCATCACGAAGCCATGTTTCACCAGCAGTTTTTATTGCTTGTTCAACAATTGATTTTTTCTTAGTGCCAAACTCATGGGATTCTAATGATTCTTTACGCAATCTTTCACAAGCCTTTTCTGAAGGTAGTGCTATGGATGGATCATCAATTGCTAGTTTACGAAAGATCATTTGCTCTTCTCTATTCTTGAATATTGGTTGATCACTACGCAAAGATCCAGTTGGATCCACAGCCCAAAAAACAAGACCATTGCGCATGTGCCATGTTAGAGAAGAAGGTGTACAAGAGATTTTTAATCGTTTACTATTCTTCTTATTGCAAGCATATTCAACATAGTGATCCCAAATCTCAGATGCATACCCATGCCCTTCTTGACCCTGCACTGTAACAATGTCATATAGATTAGTATATCCATCGCGATTGAATGTGGCGTAGATTAGAGAAACAACCTGATCATTCTTGATCAGTGCAAATGGTGGACTTGAATCATAGTTCTTAAATCTAGTCCAAAGACTGTGTGAAGCAGAAAGAAATTTGGTATTCTTTCCTTCGGTAGATTTTACTAGAATATGCTTTACTTGTTCTGAATCAATGAATTTGCAAGTCATAACTATTGGTAGGAATATATCTATAAGAAAAATCTTCAGCAGTCATCACAACACGCTGATTCATCTCAAGCATCTTGGCTTCGTATTTACCCTTTGATGCGCGAGTCATAATGTCTTTCGTAGAAGTAATTATATAACCATTCTTCAACTTTGTCAAATATATAGGTCGCTTTCCGTTGCGATATGCAATCAACATACGCTCATGATGAAGTTCAATTGCTGCGATGGAAGCATTCTCCCATAGTTGCAGTGGTTCGTTTTCTATTGTGTGTAAAAGCAACTCAGAGTCATTTTTTGTTTTTGTTTTGATCTTGTATAGTTTCTCCCAGTTCTCATAGAGTTCCTGAGAGATGACACCATTGTGGACTATTGAAGCGCGATCATTATAGATCGGTTGATTGTACTCAAGATCACTGGTGCTATATCTGCAGTGACCAATCATGTATAGATTGCCGTCGCTGTTTAGATAGTTTTCAATTGGATATGTTAGATGACGATTCACAAATTGATCCGCTGGAACAGGATCAATGATTGATTTTATGTTTTTCTGTAAGAATGAAATTCCAGTTGCATGTAATCCTCGAATCCTAGACTCAAGGAATACATTGCGGACTAGACTTAGATTTTCTTCGGTTGCCTGGGCAAGCAACACCCCAATTACGGCACACATTATAGAAATGCATCCAATGTAGATGCAGATTCAGTTTTTGGATGGTATTTTTCCACCATCTCTGCTCCGCCGTTCTTTTCTAGATACTCAAACCACTCATCGGAATCCCACATACCTTCACTTACACCATTCCAGAGTGGCTTCCAAAGTTTGTGTTCTTTGTTGAGCCTTCTTGATTCAACAAACTGATAGCGCCAATTCTCATATTCATAAGAACCCAACTCAAGCATCTTCTCTCGAAGATAACAAACTAGACTGATACGCTCGCTACCTTCTTCACATACAATTGGAGTGTTACCATGAATGATCTCATGATTGTTTACAAGCAATAGATCTCCTGGTCTCACATTCACTGCGGTTCTATACTCAGGGAATACCAGATAACCACCAGTGAAACGACCATCATTGGAAAGTACAAGCAGATTGCTTAGACCATCGCTGAAGTCACCAGCATCGCGGTGACAGGCTGTACGGAAAGTCTTATTAACAGTGATGGTAGAGAATACAGTTTCAGGAACTAGGAATCGCTGATCCATTGTATCTGCTGCAGCACGTTGATTCCCCCAACGCTGCGGAAGAAGTTCTTTGAATCCACGATTTAGAGACTGCAAGAATGGGAATGACTTCTCAAACTTATCAAATTCATTTTGCGTGTAGGCTGTTGCACGACCGTATGGAATGCGTGGATAACGATCAAACCAACCAGCGATACCAGAATTGACTTGATTGGCATAGGTTGTATCTGAAATATATTTTTCTGCAACTTTATTTGCTGCTTCCTTTCTGGCTTTCACAGATGCCTTCAATGCACCCTTCAGCCATTTTTCAAACTGAAAATTATCAGCCTTTACTTTTGCCGAAAGCCAAACAAGACCGCGTGTTGATTCTTTTTCTCCATATAACTCGCGGAGATTAGCGACCTCTTTCTCCGCATCAATTTTGATTGCAGTGTTCTCCTGTCCCTTCTGAAAGTACTGTAACACACGCAATTGAAACTCAGTAACCCACTCACGTCCACCGCACATTGCGCCCTTTGGTCCAGCAGCAAGTCCGCGATTTTGAGTTGGTAGTGCGGCTTCTCTCAGACCTTCATATGCCGCTTTTTGTTCTTTCTTGGTGAAAAAGTTTTTACGAAACTTGAATGCGATATTTTGTTCTGTCTTAGCATCACCACCCAATAGGTTGGGCATATAACAATCTGTATCTTCTTCTACTAAGACATCATAATGATTTTCATCTACAAATTGTCCAAGCAGATGCTCACAATCTACTTTTTCTTTGGCTACAATTGTTCGAACCATAGAAATCTCCTATTTGTCATCATGTGATTATATATGTTTTTTTCCAAAATGGCAAATGAAATGTGGGGGCATTGCGCCCCCACGACTATCATCTTACCGATGGAGAAAGTAAGATGATGGACTCTTAGATGCTTACAGAGATGGCATCACGGTATAGAGTCTTGCGAGCACGAGCGCGGTGACCAGAGTCAGTGTAACCCTGAAAAGCAGAACTCGGCATACCTAGACGATAAGAGAAAGTCTTCTCGCCACGGCTAGTGGTGACACGATTAGTGTAAATCGGAGCACCTTCGTTACGCAAACGGTAGACAAGATCAGCAACATTGCTCACCTTGAACAGAGTGCGAGCCTGCTTGGTGGTAACAGAGCGACCACTGCGCAGGTAATCAAACATAGAATTAACAGCAGACATAAAACACCTCAACTAAAACACCGCACTTCAATTCAATGTTAGGTTGCGGTTTGCCTAACATAATACCATTATACTCTGAAAAGAGTGTAATGGCAAATCTTTTTAGAACTCAGGATCACTTTCAATCCGATCCTCGGTTGAAACCGCATCAGCCACGGTGTTGGCTGTAGGATCAACCTTGGTATACAGATCCATGAACGCATTCTTGGTATCTTCGTCGAAACGATTCAGACACATCTGAATTGCACGAGAGCGATCCTGAAAGATTGCATAGGCTTTCGCGATGTGAACCAGACGGCGAGTGGTGATAACCTCATCCACCGCACCTTCCTTGAAAGACTTGCGGATCACTTCAGCCCAGTTGATCAGGTGATCAATGAAACCATCGTCAGACAGATTCAACTCGCTGAAGTTCTTGGAAAGGATCTTGCGCTCAACAGAAGCTGGCGGATAATCCTGCTCGACGGTGATGGCGAAACGCTCCAGGAACGCTTCGTTCATGGTGTTGGTATACATGTAGCGACCGTCGATGTCGCCCTTGCCCTTGGTGTTACCAGTAGCAACGATCATGAAACCAGCAGCAGGATGAATGACCTCACCAGTGCGCTTGTCGTAGTATGGCTTGCCTTCCATCACACCCTGAAGACAGGTCAAACCCTCGGCACCATAGTCGCTCTCGTCGAGCAGCAGCACCGCACCACGACGCATCGCAGTGGTTACAGGACCATCGGTGCGCACGGTGTCGCCGTTGATGAGTTCGTAGGAACCAAACAACTCGATCTCGTCGGTGGTCTTGGTGACGTTCACGCGGATCAACTCGCGACCGAGCTGCGCACACGCCTGTTCGACACCCATGGTCTTACCGTTACCAGAGTGACCTGTGATGTAGATGGGATAGAAGATACCAGACTTGAGAATGCCCTTCAGGTCATTGTAGAAACCGAACGGGACAAAAGTGGTATTCTTGAAAGGAACCAGCGAGTCAGCGACGCTAGACGCACGCTTGCGCTGAAACGGAACCACCTGCGCAACCATCGCAGGTGCAGCAACGGACTCAGACACGGGAGCCTGAACCTTGACTGCCTTGGGCTTCTTAGCCATGGGCTGAATGTCGCCAACCAGATCGTACTGATTGCGACCAATCTTGCGCTCACGCAGGATGAAATACGGGAAACTGACGTCAGTTTCAGAAACGTATTCGTGAATCTGTTTTACACCAATCACGTCCGCACCGAAGTGCTCGCGAATCTTGGCGCAAATATCTGCCTTCTGTTCGGCAGTGTTGTAATTGGACTTTCGCATATTCTCACTCTCCATCAATAACAAACATCATACAAACATTATATAAAATATCGCGGAAAAACGCAAGGGTAAAAATCCCTGTAGAATCAATCACTTGCATTAGACCGCGATTTGCTCGGCAAACTGCGTACAAAGTGCGCGGTTTGACTTCTTGCTGCGAAGATGCTTTATAAAAGCAGACTTCAACTTGCCCTTGGTAGCGTTGTCTTCTACCTTGAACTCCGCGTCATCCAGATTGCTGCTGTTCTGACGCAGATAGAAATATGAATCATAACCTAGCATTGGTGCGGCAAACACGCCATTCTTCTTGAATGATTCATAGTTCTTCTCGAACTCACCATAAGCACTCTCGCCAATTTGATGACGAAGATACTTCTTGCTCATGTTACCTTCGAGGACATAGTAGCCAATCTGCTTACAACCAGTCAGCTCGCGAACGAACTGAGTCATAGATTGCTGCTGCTCATGCTGACGCACGGTGCAACGACGCTTGGTGCGACGATCGGTCACATAAGTGATCTTCGGAGTGAACCACCAGTCTCCACCTGAAGACCAGCAGTTGCCGCCAGCACCATCAGTCAGATGAATTACGTTGACAACATCCAGACGTTTCTCGCTCTTGAACTTCAAGATCTGATCACGCGAAGCAATGATGCATTCAGTCAACGGAGTACCACCGAGACCGAAACCATACTCCGAGGGCTTCAGGTCATATGCCCAGAAGTCAAACTTGTCGTTATCGCGATAACGACCACCGCTGCAAAAGCTGTAATAATGATACGCAAACACAGTCAACATATCAGAAGCCGCACCGAACTGAGCCTGAGTCAACGAAGTGCTGATCAATGGCTTCAGGTGAAAGTTGCGCTCATTCATATGCACACCAGAAGATAGATTCCACTGGCGACCAGCCTTCGCAGCCAACCAAGCCTGTTGATCGGTCACACCGTGTGTATCGTCACAGAAACCATACACGTCACATGGAATGTTGACGCGACGGCAGAACTGTACCAGGATCATGACCTGCTCAAGTGTAGCACCAAAGATTCTAGACATCGAACCAGACATGTCAACGTACAGAATCAGACCGTGGTTCTTGCCCTTCGGTGTGACAGTGATGCGCTTGAACACGTCGCTGGTCAACTTGTAGTTGTGTAGACGGGTCATATCCAGCTCGCCGCTGCGAGAAGTCTGAGCACGCGCATACTGACTTGCATTCTTGCGCATCTCAAACTCTTTCACCAGCAGATTGATGGTGTTCTGATTGGTCTCGCGGAACACGCGATGACTGCGCTCGATCAACAAAGAAGAATTCCAACCCTTCGCAATGTATCCTGCGTCGACGCCGTCAAGGTCAGTCATCATCTTGTGCCAGCCGCTGATCATGATATCAAAAGGCATCACGATGTTTTCGAGAATAGGCTCAGGCAACTCAATGTTACCAACCTTGTCGCCTTCCTCTAGCACCAACTCTTTTTCGCGCTGGCGGAAAATCTGATCGGTGACAGACTTGACGTCTTCGTCTTCTGGATCATCCAGCAACTGACTCATAGCATCCTGCTGACCCTCGCTGATGTCATCACTCTCTTCCTCGGTGGAATCAGAGAACTGATCGCCCATGGGCATGTCATCGAAGTCTTCGTCTTCGTCGTCAGGTTCAGACGGTTCGTAATCTTCAGACTCGCTGTCTTCGTCGTCCTTGAAGTCATCGACCTGATCTTCGTTCAGATCCTTGACGGTTTGAACCTTATCCTGCTCGCGATCCTTCATGTAAGCATACACACGGTCGGACAGATCAACAACCTGCTCCCAAGTATCGGCATTTTCAATCTCGCGCACGATCACACGCTCTTCGGCGGTGAACGGCACATACATCAGATGACCCAACTTGAAATAGCAGTTGATGCGGTCGGCAAGGTTCAACTTGTCGAGAGACTTCAGACGCTTGATACCGAAGAAGTCGCGATCAAACAGCGACTTGTATGCTGCGGCAAATGACTTAGACAGACCAGGATACATGCGCTTGATCTTCTTTTCGATGCGCGCATCCTCGACCACGTTCAGGACAGACTTGTAGCCTTTGCCCTTAGAGCTGACGTTGTGATGCCAGCCTTCCTTCGGTGTATGCAAACCGTGGCTGACTTCGTGAGCCATGAGCAAATCGTACAGCGCACCGTCCATGTCTTCCCATGTAGGACAGTGAATTGTACGATTATCAAGGTCAAAATATGCAGTTGGAATCTTCTCGTGCACGACGTTCAGATTTTCACCTGCTAGTAGTCGCGCCACGATGGACTTCGTAGTTGAAAGACTTGATTGCATTAATTTCTCCATATCCTGCAACCATTATACTATGAACCGAGTCAAAAAAGCAAGCGAAAAATTTTCCTTATAAATCAGTTACTTAGGAGCGCCTGTTGTTTTGCCCAGCGTTTCACCTTGCGTTCATGCAGTTTTGCCTTTTCCTTGGCTCTTTGTAATTTTATTGGACTAACAAGATCGGTGTAACAGATACCGTCTAGGTGGTCCATTTCATGTTGAACGCAAGTGGCAGTCAGACCATCGAATGTTTGAATCTTCTTCTCACCATTGGCTGCTTGGAATTCAACTGTAACAGAACTGGGTCTACCAATTTCAAGAAACAATCCAGGGAAAGATAGACAACCTTCTTTGTATTTTGTTTTGGTTATACTCTTTTCTATGACAACAGGATTGATAAGACACCAAATCTTATCTCCCATGTTCAAGGCAAACATTCTATATGGCAATCCAACCTGATTCGCTGATAAACCTAGACCGCCCAAACTGTTCAATGTTTCCATCAGTGACATTGAATAGTATGCAACTTCCTTTCCTGGCATAGTCTCAAAATCTATTGGAGTTGTAGGCTTGCGCAGAATAGGATCATAACTATCTACTAATTTATAGATCTCATACTCAATCAAGTTACCATCAACATATTTTACTTTCTTACTCATACTGCTAACCTCGAGAAATTTTGTTTCTTCTCAAATCTATACGAATGCGCAAACTTATCGTGCAACTGATCCTTGTGTGAAATTACAAACACGTTAGTATTCTCTGGCATAGTATATAGTATTTGTAACAGACTGTCTGTACCCTTAGAATCCAGACTTGAGTCAAAGGTTTCGTCTAGGATCAGCAGATTGGTATTCACGCTGTTCTTGATCCTAGCAACTGCTCGCCAAGTCAGTAGCAAAGACAGGTCGATCTTCTGCTTTTCACCTTCGGAGAAGTTTGCGTAACTGAAGTCGTCGCGATGGCGAGACTTGATAGTCTCTTTGAATTCTTCGTCCATCGTAAAATTCACGAAGAAGTCCATATTGGATAGATACATGTTTACCATCTTATTGATCACAGGCAAATACTGCTTGATGATCTTAGCCTTGATGCCGCCATCTTTCAACAACTGTGCAGCAACATCGTAGTATTGACGTTCTTCAGCTGTGGTTTTCTTCTTCTCAATCAACTCAGTCAGTTCAATCATGAGTTTTTCTGACTGCTCTTTGCTTTCACCAGTGATTGACTTGGTACTTTCTAACTGCGCAATTTCTTGAAGAATGCTTCTATTGCGTTTTTGCAGATGAGATATGCTAGTGCTATGTGTAGTAATATCGCGCTGACGATCCGAGACCTCAGCGTTGGTTTGTTTAATGTGATTGATTCTCTGTAGAACGGCATTCTTTTCTTCCTCTAGTTTAATCATACCCTCTTCTATCTCTTTGATCTTACCAATGATGGTAGAAGTTTCCATTTCCTTGAAAATCTTTTCTATATCTTGTTTACAAGTAGGGCAGCTGTCGTTTTCAGCATAGAACTGAATTTCTTTCTCAAGTTTATTCTTGTTTGTTTCAAACTTGACCTCATATCCTTCTAGTTTCTTTTGTTTGCGTAGGATTGAGTCTGCGTCAAGAATAGACTCAAGTAGTCTATCTATATCTTCTTGAGCCTTTTCAGATAGAAGGCGCATCTTATCTATCTCTGCACCATTGCGTTCCATCTCATCACGACGAGCGTCTATGATGTCTTGATTGTTCTTCTTGAGTTCTTCGATATGCTTTGCGTGTAGATCTATCTTTTCTTTAACGCCACTCAAGCGAATGCTAGTTTCACTGATGATTTCTTTCAGTGAAGAAAGTTTTTCTTTGACCAATACATTCATGCTTGAGAAAATTTGTATGTCTAGCAAATCCTCGATGACCGCACGACGATCACTGGCTGACAACTGCATAAAGGGAGTGAATGACGCAGAGCCTAGGATGACAATCTGCGTGAATGACTTGTAGTTCATCTTGAGTATCATTTTCTCAAGAATGTCTTGATAGTCTTTTAGACTTGCTGACTGATCCAGCATCTCACCATCAACCCAGATCTCAAAGATGTTGGGTTTGATACCGCGACGAATTAGATATTTCTTTTCGCCAATGTGAAACGATAACTCAACCAAGCACTCTTTACCATTGATTGAATTGACCAGCTGCGGTTTGTTGATGTCGCGATATGGTTTACCAAACAATGCAAAGGTGAGTGCGTCCAATAGCGTAGACTTACCTGCGCCATTCTCGCCCATGATCAATGTAGTTGGATGACGGTTTAGAGGAATGTCAGTATAAACATTCCCTGTGGATAGAAAATTCTTCCACTTGATATTCTTAAATACAATCATTCAATGGACAACGCTTCAGTGTATACTTCTTTGATTATACTCTTTAGTCGATCTTTATTCAAGTCAATTTCAACATTATCTATGTACTTATCTAGAATTGTTGCTGTGTCATCAGCCTGATCCACTTCGTGTAATTCATCAATCGCAATCTCAGAAAAATCCTCAACGATGGTTAGATCTGCTGGTGCTGACTTTACGATGTTATCAATCAGCGTATCAAACAGATATGAATTGCTTTTCTTTGCTACCACAATCTTCACATACTTATTTTGATACTGTATGTAATCCATGTTGTTTATGTCATCTAGATAAATGTCGTCATCGTTGTAGGTGTACTTCCTAAACATGGTAAATGGATTTGGTATAAACTCTATCTCTCGAGTATCTGTATCAAAGATGTGAAAGCCTCTTGGATCATTATGATCAGCCCAAGTCATTTCACCAGGAGAGCCAACGTATAGAACATTGCCCTTCTGTGAACGATGGTGAAAGTGACCTGTCATGACTAATTCGTAACGCTTTAGGACATCGCTGTCCATACCCTCTTGACAGAAGTTACCAGCATCCATCTCAAAGCCTTCCAGTTCAAAGTGACCAAAACAAAACTCTGAGTTAGATTCACGAATGAACTTCACAACCTCATCGTAATTGTCTTCGCATAGCCAAGGAATGAAATCAAACTTCACGCCATCGAAGTTCACTGTCTTTGGCTGAGTGTGAATGTGTATGTCAAGATCATTGAGTAGCAACACAGGTGAGTTGACATCTAGTTTGTTCTTGTAAAAGATGTCGTGGTTGCCTAGTAGAGTATGAAACTCAATCATTGGATGACGCTTGAAGAAGTCAAAGAAACTATCACGCGCATGCGCCAGCGTCTGAAAGTTTACATACTTACGACGATCAAATAGATCGCCTAACTGCACAACGCAGTTTACATTATTTTCTTCTAGATATGGAAAGAATGTTTCGTTGTAAAATCTAGCGTATAAATTTGCAAAGATCTGATTGTCATTTCTCATCCCGAAATGAGTATCACCAAGAATCGCTAACTTCATTCATCATCCTCAACTAATTTTTCTAGATTGATCTTGCGCTCTTTCTTTGCTTTCCTAGCGTTCTCGAAAGTTTCAATGAACTGCGATATGTTCTCATACATCTCAAACTGTCTACTATTACCATCACCATCTTCCAGCTGACTCATCTCGTCGATGACTCCAATCATTTCAGTGGATTTGTATTTGACATAGAGATGTTTCTTCTCACGCTGAATCCTGCGCAAGAATGCATAATATACTATCTGAGTAAAGTAGGCAAATGGATTCTTGGACTTTGCGGGATTGAAGTTGTCCGCATACATCACGCAGTTCTCAATTGCGTCTGAGATCATTTCATCTCTAAACGTATACGAAAGAAAGTTGGGTTTGTGAGAGAGATTTTCAGCAATCATCATGAAGCACTTACCAACGTACTCAGGAAGTTGTGGTTTATCTAGTCCTTCACGTTTGGCTTTACGCACTGCCTTTCGATGGGCTATCATCTCTTTCAGGAATAATTTATTGTCAATGTAGTGGCTTTTTCTCATAAAATAACTTGTCTGTACTCCAAAACCTCGGTATAATACACTGTGTAGCAGTGAAAATGAATAACTTTAAGTACTCTTAATGTACTGGCTTATCCTTCTTCTCTAGAAGATCAGCTACTGCCTCAAACAAAGAAACTACGTTATTCGATCTCTCTTGTAGTTCTTCCTTTGACATCTTCTTCTTTGCTTCCTTCTTTGGCGCCATGCGACCTTCATAGTTCTCAGGCTCAAAGAGAATCTCACACATAGAAACGTAACGCTCACCAAACTCTTGTTGAACTGGTAAGCAGAAAAGAACATCATCCATATTCAATGTAAGAGAATCATACTTCGCCACGGAAGGTGAAAGCCATTCATACATGGTCAGAATCTGACGATTCATTTCTAGATGAGTTTCAACTTCAACACCGATGGGCTTTCGTACAACTAGACTGGTTGGGAGTTCGATAGTATACGCAACTAGATCTTCTCCATTGCGTAGACGAATGAAACGAATGTCTGTAAAATTTTCGTCACTCATGGCATGTTCACATTATGAATTGATAGGGGGAACTTTTCGGAATTGTACATTTGTACTCTCTCCTCGTAGTGTTTCAGTGTAAAATTAGTATAGGATTTATAACGTAGGTCATCAGCAATATCATACAGCACAGCCTTTTCTTTATTTTCTCCCAACCTCAACCCACGTCCTATTGACTGCAAACTACGAATACGACTTTTTGTTGGTGAAGCGAAAATAATATTATGCAGGTTCCTTATATTTATACCTGTGGAGAACGTGCCGTAGGAAGCCACGATGATTGCATTGGTTTCTTTCTCAGTGATATGGCGTACTTCTTCTCGATCTAGAACGTCAGTACCACCAAACACGAAGAAGACTTTACGATCCTTTGCTTTTTCCTCTATGAGTTCGTGTAGGATCTTGCCGTGCTTCTCCACATAAGTATATAATAGAAGTGTGTTACCGTCAAGCGAAAGTGTAAGGTTTCGTATGAAGTTATTGCGACTCTCACTGGAAACAAGAAAGTCTATTTCTTCTTGATACGATCTACCTTTCATTTCTTTGCATACGCTTTCTGGATACTTCAACACAAGTGACTTGATCTCAAAGTCAGCCAGATGTTTTTGTTCAATGAGTTCACGTGTGGTGACCATTTGACGTACAGGACCAAACAAACCTTCCAGCACCAGTTTGTTGACCTTCGTACCATCCAGTGTACCTGTCGTTCCAATACGATAGTCGCAGTTGACCAACTTGGTCATGATGGCTGTAAGTGACTTGGCTTTGAATGTATGCGCTTCGTCACCAATTACATAGTCGAAGTTCGCAAAGTATTTCTTGGGCATATCATAAATGCTTTGCCAAGTTGAAATTACCAGAGGCGCAGTAGGCTCACGCTCCATGCCCTGATAGATCTTTTGACAGTTCTTATCTACATTCCAACCGTATGAGGCAAAGTCGCTATACATCTGCTCTACCAGTGAGATCGTAGGAACAATGAGTAATCCTTGCTTCTTTAGATTTGCGCGTAGATGACGCACGATCAAATAGATAATGAGCGACTTACCTGACGCTGTAGGTGATACAATTACCGTGCGCTTCTTTGCTACTGCCATAGCAAACGCAGCCAACTGATACTTGCGTGGCTCTAGTGGTAGATTGTTAGGCTTGAGTAACTTGAGTGCAGTATCTTCTATATCTTTTGTACTGCCAATGTAATCTGTCTTATCTTCGTAGGTATATCCAAACTCTTCACAAAACTTAATTACATGCTGAACCAGACCAGCGTAGATTAGATTAGTTTTCGTTGAGAAAAGTCTAATCTTGCCGTCCCAATATTTGTTACGATACTGCGGTGAGAACTGCGCACCAGGAACTGTGAATGTAAAAAAATCAGATATCTCTTGAGCGATACCTGGTTCACATTCAATCCTAGCATAGATGTTATCTTTGGGTTCTATAATTACGTTCATGATCCAGCAATAAATCGCTCCCAAGCCATGTATTCTTTTAATTGCCAAGTGCGATTGTTAATTTCTTTCATACAGTTGATACAAAAGTTAGCAGACTCTTCGTGATATGCTTTCTTCTTTTGTAACTTAGCCAGATCTTCGTCGCCATCAATATACACACTGATGTCGCTCTTCAAAACAAAAGAGAATGGCTCCCAACCGTACTTAGACAGTTCGTCAGCATCCATCTTGCCAGTGTAATAAGCCCACTTGACTTTGCGCAGTTGAGCATACTCAATCATTGCGCGTTTGACAGCAAGGTTATGGAGCGAGAGCCATTTGTTATACTTTGCGTGTAGATTGGGAATGCGTAGGATTTCGGTGCTTGGCTCTGTTGAATTCACCTTTGCGTCTTTTTCCCAACTTGTCATCAACTCGTCTAACGACGGTGCTTGCAATTTCATATACAATCCTCAAGTACACATAACTATATTATACTAGATTAATTTTGAAATTTCAAATTCTTTCTATGTTATAGTAAGAGAAGCGGAAGGTTGCGTCTGCTGTAATGATATTATCAGCAGTATCTGATGCGTTGAATAGAATTGGACTTAGTGTTGTTGGGAACACATCTTTAAACATGAAGCGTACATTAGGATTGTTTTTATTCGAATACAATGTGAATAGAGCATCAGAGTATTGTGGTTGCTGTTTAGGAAATTCTTTATTTGTTATCTTTGGTAGTTTAGCATATTCATTAAAATCAGTAGGGAATGTCAATGCGCGCATCCAATCATGCAATTGTTCCCAACCACGAAGATCCTCATCAACTAAGAAGGTGATATTCAATGTATCATAGACCAACTTCTCCCCTGGAACATATAGATCTATGAATGGTGTATATCTTGGAACCTCTGTTAATGAAAGTCCAGGAAGATTGATGTTCTGACAGAAGTATGTAATACCAGGAAGATTATTGAATACCAATCTAAACTTAGTTGATTGTAATAAATCTACGTTTGTTGGATTACGGGTCAGCGCTGTCATTTAAATTCCTCAGATCAAGAATCTTTTCTTTATCAATAAGTTCAATGATATAGTTAGTTAAGTCAATATCTTTCTGTATGAAAAACAATTTATGATTCAGTTCTTGCAGTCTTTTAGTATAATACTCTAGTTCTTGCTGCCTACGCTCGCGCAAGTCTATCAGATCCTGCAGATTGATAATGACTCCCATACAAATATTTAGGCAAATAAAAAGGGGAGAGGTTTCCCTCTCCCCCCAATTTCGCTTATTATGATTATAATTTGCGAATCAGCTATTATCCATTATCCAACTAGGTTGGTAACTCTAAACTTGCGATAATAGACATTCTTACCCTGCTCTAGTTTGCCTAGATCAGCATTTGCACCACCAGCGAATGGGTTAGCAACCATACCGTAACGAGTCTTGAAGCCAATCTTTGGCTGGAAGGTGTTAGGATTGATTGCTCTTACCATCTGTAGAGGTACATATGGGCAGTAGAACAAGCCAGCGTCATAAGGAGTTGGACCCTTATAACCAACAACCACGTAATCCTGTCCTGTTACAGAATATGGATCAACGTAGACCTTGATGCGTCCGAACAGAGTACCTGCGAAGGTGTTACCTGTGTCGTCAACAGCTAGGTTGGTGTTGTTGCTTAGAGCTGACTGATAGTCAAGAAGACCAGTCATTGAAAGAGCTGATGCTACGTCTGTAGAGACGATTAGCATGTTGCCCTTACCACGACGAGTGTCCTTAGCGATCTTGTTGCTTGCCTTTTCGATTGCAAACAATAGACCCTTGAACTTCTCAACCGCCCAACGACCTGATGTATCAGTTGATGAGTTTAGGTTGAAAGTTGCGGTTGAAGTACCAGTGTATCCTACGTTAGCAATTGCGTAGATTGTACGAACAACTTCGCGATTGATTTCAGCTAGGATTTCTGTTGAAAGGATGTTTGACAACTCTGTCTCAGCATCTAGACCGTGGATTGCCTTTAGGTCTTGTGCTAGTTCTAGAGTGTATTCAGCCTTCAACGCACGGGTCTTAGCCTGCACAGCAACACGCTCAATGGTGAAACCCATTGCGCCGAACTCTGTACCACCACTTGCGCCAAGATCTTCACCAGTTGCAGTTGACATACCAGCACCAGTATTAGCAGCCACGTTTGCACTCATTGCACTGAAGTCAGCGTCGCCGAATGCAGTTAGATTGTCGTGTGTGCCAGTACCAGAGAAGTCTGTGTCAGCTTCGTTATACAATGCTTCGCCTAGCATATCAGTATTGTTTGCATACTGAGTACGCATTGCGAAGATTAGTCCTGTTGGACCAGTCATTGGCTGAACGCCGCAAACGTCATATGCCATTAGGTTAGGAAGGGCACGACGGACTAGACCAATTAGAATTGGATCAAAGCCCTTGATGTTACCTTCGCCACCGATGACTGGTGACATTCCGCCATCTGCCAATGCGTTAGCTGGTGCAGTTTCCCATAGATTGCCGTATGCAGCGGCTTCTTGTCTTAGGGCGATTTCCTGATTCTCCAGAACTAGAGCAGTAACTGCTCTCTTGTAGCGATCTTCGATCTTTGGGAGTTCTGGGTGATCAAGAACTGGAGCCCACTTATTTGCATGAGTTTCTGATAGATACATTTGTTATCTCTCCGTTCTTAGTTATATCACTTAGGTAGTGACTTTGAAATTGACTTCACATAATGATCCATAACATTGCTTACTTCCTGAACAGATTCATGTGTCTCAACGACATTCTGAACTTCACTTCTCACTGGTTTATTGCTTGGGAAGTAATTCTCGCGAATCACTGCGAGCTTCGACTTATACTCACCCTCTGTGGTGAACTCCACACCCTCTGCGAGTGCTTTAATCTTCTCTGCCTGTACCTTGGTTAGACCTTCACAGGTTAGAGAAACGATTTCTTTTGCCTTGGCTTCGTTGATCACCTTAGTAGCAGCAGCAAGTTCTTCTTGAACCTGCTCTAGTGCTTCTTCAGCGGTGACAACTCTCTCAGCCATTTCTTCAACTAGGTCAGCCTTTTCTTCTGGCACTTCCATGTAGTGCTCAGTGAATAGGTTCTTTAGACCTTCCATAAAGTCTTCGGCGATTTCAGTGCGTAGACCTGTTTCAATGGCTAGTTCGTTTTCGCTCATCCAGTGCTCAACGACATGGTTTAGATACTCATCTACGCTATTGGTTAGATCTTCTTCGATAGAAGCAACGGTGTCTGCAAGAATCTGATCGTTTTCAGCGAATAGAGACTCACATACTGTTTCTACGCGAGCGCGAACAGCTGCTTCAAAGATTGTAATTGCCTTACCTTTGAACTCTTCAGATAGTGACTCGCCGTTAAATAGCGCATCAATATCTTCCTTGCATGAGCCCATGTTCTTAGCAACCATTTCTTTCATTGCGACTCTGCGTGCTTCAGCAATTTCTTCTTCGGTTAGTTCAGGAGCTGCTTCTTCTTCTGATTCTTCAGCGACGATTTCTTCTTCTGAAACTTCTTCTTCAGAAATAGTTTCTTCTGAGTCTTCTGATTCTAGTTCCTCAGCAAGAGCGGCTAGTTCTTCTTCTGTCAAAGAATTCAAATACTCTTCGATTTCTTCTTCAGTTAGTTCAACATCTTCAGAAGCATCTTCAGCGACGATTTCTTCTTCGCTTTCTACTTCTTCCATTGCGCTAACCTTAACAGCCTTTGCATCGCCCTTAACGGCTGGAGCAGCAACCTTGCCTACTGGCGCAGCAGCCTTGGCTCCTGGATTGTCAGGACCAGCTGGGTTGTCGTTTGTTGAACCACCAACTTCTTGTGCGTCGCCAGGACCCTTCTTCATTGGTTCCTTGCCAGCCTTTCCGACTGATGCACTTAGAATTTCAGCGGCAGATTCAGATAATGACTTGCTCATTTGAAAAACTCCTATAAACGGTAATTATATTTATAAAATTTAAAGTTTTGAAAGGAAGTTTTCGAAGATTCGAAGTGATACTTCCTCTAACTGACGTTGCTTGGCATTCTTAATTTCATCATACATCTCAACGATGCTGACTTCCTTAATCAAACCATTGTCCCATACCCACTCTCTGCCTTCCATGATACCTTGTACGAAGGCTCCTGGAGCGGATGGATCCGCAACAATATCTGCCGCTGTGGCTAGATAATAGTCGTCCTGCACGACGTTCACGCCATTGACTTCTTTTAGAGAGCCCATGCCACGTGAAGAAACACCTAGAGTTGCGCCACCCTCCATTAGAGACTTGGCGATCTTACCCATAGGTGTTTCCAGAATTTTTGCTTTCCCCATAATGATATTACCCTCTTGCTTTAGAGAGGTAACCATATGAGATACGCGATCTAGATTGATGCTAGGTGTATCTGGATGACCCAGCTCACCGAATGCGCGATTCTTGTCAACGTATTCTTCGTTGTAACGCTTCATCTCACGGACTAAAGTCTGCATTGGATAACTGCGACCGTTACGATTCTTAGTCTCGCCGACAAGGAAAGGACCAGTGATGTACAACGACTTCACACCATTCTTTTCTTCGGTGATGACCTTGACTGCTTCTACTGTTTCAGTAATGAGTTTCATTTATTTTAACCCCAATGCTGCTCTTTTTCTAAGTGATCTCTTACGCTTCATCAATGCGCGTGCCATTTTCGCTTTGCGTTTTAATTTAGCTCGGCGCGCACCGATTTTTCTTTTACGCTTTTCTGCTGGAGTCATACGTGTTAATTTACCACCACGGATTGTGTATCCTTTTACTGCAGAAAATTTCTTTCTTCTCTGAACCTTACCACCACGAACACGCGCACGAATAATTTTAGTTCTACCCTGCTTGATAACATTGCGATTCGCTTCAAGCATTAAAGTTTCTTTTAGAACTGCAAACTTTTCTTCAAGAATATTGTATATGCGATTCAAAATTTGTTCTTTCATAGTAGCATCTAAAATTCTATCAGATATTTTAAATTTATTATTCAAATATTTACCAGCTTCATAGCCAGTTAGAGCAGCAGTAGGGATTGGTCCAGCTACTCTAGCCAAAAGTTTTCCACCAGCCTTTAATTTTTTTGTATCAGCTGCTATTTCAGCAGCGTGTCTTTTAAAGGCATCTTGTCCTTTTGTGGTCAATTCAGTATCTCTAATTGCTCTACTGGGATCATAACCGCTTCCGATCTTGGGTTTATCTTTACCTGTTTCAAAATTTCTAGCAAACTCTGCAGCGCGTGCTTTACTTGCTGGTGATCGGCTGCTTTGTTCAACATCTCTAATTGATTTTGGTCTAAGTTTTCCCTTATTAGGACCATCTTGATAGTGTAAATTGTCTTCTGGACCTCTATTAATTTCTGGTCCTTGTGGTCCTTCTGCAATCATCCTTTTACTCCTGTAAGCACAGAGTCTCCAGCAGAATCACCAAATGGAACGCTGAATACTAGATTGTACTTATCATTCACATACAATGCAACCTTGCGCCCATCTGGAAACATGCGAATACCACGACGCTTTAACACCATAATCATCTGAGGGATAATTTCCTTGGTGATTGGTGCTTCGTCGATTCTTTGGCGTAGTTGTTTAAATTTCATTATTTCTGCTTTAGAGCCATCATTTGTACTGAACGAGAAAGACCACCAGTGCCACCAGTTCTTTCCATATAGTTAGCAACTAAAGTGCGATGAGCTGGTGATAGTTTATTAATATCACCAACCTTTCTATACTTTGCTAATGCAGAAATGGTCTGACTCGCACTCTTATCTTTCATCAACATTAATTTTTGTCTGTCAGTCATATCAGCATATTTACTAGCCTTTAGTTCATCGATCTGCTCAACATCTTCTTTCTTCAATCCAGCTTTTTCTGCAGCACGAACACTGAAACGCTCTTTCCAGCCCTGTTCTCTATGAGCAGCTTGGCTTGTCTTACTGCGTACAATCTTTTGCTTGCCGTCTTTGTACATCAACTTGTGACCTTTTTGATAGTCTATTTGTTTTAGAGTAATTGCTTCATCCATCTGCTCGACTTCCTCATCCACTTCACGAGTGTAAAGTTTGTAACGTGCTGCTGCTGCTGCGTGAATTTTGTCTGCGCGCGATCGTCGATTAGCAAATTGTGGCTTGTTTCTAAGTTCTTCAGGTGCTTTTAATTTGAGAGAATCTGGATGATTCTGATCTCTATCAAGTTCAGGATGTTTCTTAGAAGCCTTTGCAAATTCAGGCTTGAGTTCTTCCTTTGCTAGTCTAGCAGCTGCACGACGAACTCCCATGACTCTTTTGGCTGCTGTGTCTGCAAAATCTTTTTCTAAGCCACGTGCTGCTTGTTTATCCTTTGCAGTTTTAGCTGTATCTCCCATGCTGCCGAACTCTTTTGAAAGTTCTGCAGCAGCGCGAATTCTTCCTGCTGACTTATTAACATATGAAGCAAGTGTTGACTTCTTTAGTTCATCAATCTGCTCGACTTCTTCGTTTGCACGATCTCTTTTTATCGCAGCCTTTAGATCTTTAGTGTTAGAAATAGATGCACGTTTTGCGAGTTTATCTTCTGGCTTATCATCAATTGGGTTCACAGGAGTACCAAGACCTCTTTTGAAACCTCGACCAAGAGCAGCTTGCATGGCGCTGCGCGGAGGTCTTCTCCACTTAGCAACTTCATCCACCTGCTCGACTTCTTCTGGAAGTTTTCCTTTTGGTCCTGTAATTCTTCCACCTTCTTTGGATACACTAGCCAACTTGCGTTGAACTCTTTTTGATAATGTACCCTTTCTAGTAGTTGGTCCTCTAACAGTATTACTTCGACTAATCTCACCACGACCTTCGCCACCAAGACGAGCACCCAATCCACCCTTGAGAGTGTCTCCACCACCACGAACTTGGCGTGCTATCATTCTTCTGATTTCTTTGCTGTCGTTCGAACTTGCTACGTTCTCATCCACCTGCTCGACTTCTTCTTTTGCAAGTTCTGGATGTCTTTCTAGATGTGGCTTGATAATACTGTTATAAAATTTTTCTGCCTTATCAGGATCAGTTTTCTTTTTCTTTTTGTATGAAGCTGTATAACTCTTCAAAATCACGGCAGGAGTTTCAGCTCTCCACTGCGCACGAGTTTCAAACTTCGCTTCCTCTAGATCGCCCATCATTCCTGATGCTAGTTCAACCTTGCGAACCTCAAGCGCATCTGAAATACGCTCTTCCATGGTAGAGACAAACTTCTCTGCAGAATCTTCTTCGCTTGCGATGATTGAGTCAATTAGTTCTCTTGTGTCCATTTATTGTTCCTCGCCTTTAGAGGTTGTGTTAGCACTAGTTTTATTTATATTTGCAGGTTGTTCAGGCGGTGCATTTTGCTGTTGTGCTTGCATCTGTGCACTTACCTGAGCCTGTGTTACGGTAGCAGTCTGAATGGCTTGTTTCTCTGCATCCAGCTGTGCGATTGCCATCATCTCTTCACGTTCAGCACCAATTTCTTCCTTCATCTCGTTGATTTCGTCTTCAGTTAGTTGTAGGATATTCTTACGAACCCACTGCATTGAATAATAAGTTCCAACGAAAGGAATCATGGTATTCAATAGTGTAACTCTAGAAGTCATTAACTCTGCGTCTTTGAGTTCTGCAAAGTTATTGTCTTCCATCCAATCATAGTGAATATCTTCTTTGATCTCTTCCCATTCTTCAACGGAAGCGATACCCTTGAGAGCCAGCTGACGCTTCATGAGTTCGTCTAGCAATCCTGAGAAACGATTGCGCAGACGATCTACAAAACGACTGAATTTGATTTCATCACGAGTAATCTCAGTGGTACGACCCAATGAGAAACCCTGCGCAGCTTCAAGTCTTGACAATGGAACATTAAGCGACTTGTATAGTTTCTGCTCAAAGTATTTGACGTCTGTCAACTCACCAAGATTCTGTCCAGCTGGCAGAGTGGTGATCTCAGTTCCCTTTCCTTCACCACGACGAGGAATCCAAAAGTCCTCAATCATGCTAGTGAAGCGACGATCATCACGCACCTCGCCTGATGATGCATCATATACAACCTTGTTGCGGAACTTGGTCATAATTGACTGTAAATACTGATCTGCTTTTGCTTTTGGTAGATTACCCACGTCAATATAGAACACGCGACGCTCTGGCGCACGGGATAGACGATAGATAACCACAGCATCTTCAATCATACGCAACTGATTCAATGGCTTGATAGCCTTGTGCAGATAAGACAGTACCATATTTCTTGATACGTCTAGCAATCCTGAATTGATATTTACCACTGAGTCAGCTGCAATCTTTACAGAAGCATCTACAGGGCTAGACATCATCATATTCGCCCCACCCAATACTGCACGTTCATTGTAGATATAAAATTCCTGAGTACCTTTTACATAATCAACATTAGTACGAGGATCTCTTGCTTTTTCTACTGCACGAACTTTCTTTGTCTTTCTTGGATCAAGGTAAACTAATCCCTGAATGCCAAGTTTTGGATTGGCTGGATCAATCTGTACTTGATAGAATATTCTTCCGTCTACATACCAGCGACGAAAGATATCGTGTCCTGAGTTTTGAAAGTCCAATAGTTTTAAAATTTCATAGAACTCTTCACGAATAAGTTCTTTAATGTTATCTGAGTGTTCTAGATCATCTAGAACAATGTCAACTGACTTACCTTTCTCATCATGTACAATTGCTTCATTAACAATTTCGTCAATGGCTTGTTCGCACTCAGGCTGCATTGCCATGGTGCGATAGCGAGAGATGAGTTCATTTTCATTCTTGAATGCAGTTTCAAGATTTAGATATGTGCCGTAGTATCCACCCACAGCACCTGCACCAATAGTGTATGCACCATCATCAGTCTGAGGTGGTGCAATAGAAGGTTGATCGGATGGTGCTAGACCTTTCTTACGAAGAAGTTCCCAGCCAAATAGATTAATTGCCATATATTACTCCATAATCAAAAAGAGGGGGAGTAATCACTCCCCCATATTCATTAGGCTGTTGGGGTTGCGCTTGCAGTATCAGCTGTTGTCCAGTACTGATATGACAATGTCACAGTATACTCTTCAATCGTGTCGTTTGAACCCCAATCTAGATCAATCTGAGAAATATCGTTTACCCACAAACCAGTAAACTTATACTTCTTAATTGGGCTTCCACCGATCTTAGCATACTGATACACCTCAGCATCAACAGCATAGGAAAGTCCTGGTGCTGCTGGTGATGTGCTGATGGCACTTGGAGAGCGTAGGTTAAGTACGTTCTCATTGATGCCACGGTGCCACCTTTCAAAAGCATTACGGATAGTGAAGTCTTCATCATTGATGATTGTTACCGACCAGTCAGCAAAAGTTCTATTGCCAGCAACTTTTACTTCACGACCGAAGTATGGTACGTTGACAACCCCAATAGTTGATCCTGGTAGCTGCGCTGATTTGCAGTAAAATCTTGACTGCTGATTAGCGACACCACCAAGTTCCACATAATTAGGGAATCTTAGCACGACCTCAAATAGATTAGGTCTTGCACCATCATATTGCATTACAGTGCGAAATTGGTCTACATTAAATGCCATTTTTAATTACTCCTATGACCTTAATCTATTTATTATACTCTGCCTACGATTTCTTCGAAGGAGACGCCAGTTCTCACAGCTACGAAGTTCAACTGGATAAAGTTGATTGACTTCGCTGGCTTCACATAGATATCACCGACGAACTCATTTCGATCAATAACTTCTGGTGTATTGTTTGTTTCGTCGCAAACTACACGGAAGTCATAGATACCGCGACGACCCTGCACGTTTCTCAAGAATGGTTCAACTAGATTTACAAACTGTGCTCTTGTAAACTCATCGTTGAACTCAAACAGACTTGAACGAGAAGCGCGAGAGATTGCCTTTTCTAGAACAATAAACAAGCGACGTACATTGATACGATCAAATGCGCTTGGGCGTCCTAGCATTGTCTTATCTCCAAACAGTACAGTACCCTCTCCTGGGAAACTGACTACTGGATTGACACCTGCTTTGTACAGTTCGTCTCGAGCTGCCTTGTTTGGATTGAAAGCCAACTTAACAACATTCTTAATCTGACCACGATTAAACCCAGCTGGTGAGAACCAAGGATCGCGATCGTTATCAGTTCTTGCACATAGACCAGCAACATCACCATTCAATGGAACCCAACGATATTCATCGTTATATTTGTCATACTGATACTTCCAACCGCTGTCAGCTACACCGTATGATGAGGAAATGTTTAGATCATCATTTCTCCAACTTACGACGTCATCAACTGCTGTAGAAGATAGGCAGTCTGTTAGTGGAGGTGATACGAATGCTACGCAATCTTTTCTAGTTTCACAAACAGTATTGACTGCATACTCTTGGCTAGTTGCATCCTGAGCTGCTGTGAGAATTAGAGAAATATCTACGTTCTCACTATTCTTGATATTATCATATCCTACTTGGATTTCAGTACTAGTAACAGCAGCGTCGACACCACCAACTAGGGAAAATACGCTGTTGCCAACTTTGTCGGCACCACTGTTATCAATGATGTCACCAAATGTATGAGTTGCATTAGCTGCTACACCCCAAGCACCTGCGCCTGAACCAGTAATTTGCACATCAGTGTTAGGATGACCAGCCCAGTAGATCCACTTAGATTTACGGAGCAATACTTCTTTGTAATAAAGTGATTGTCCGCTTTCGTCTTTAGCATTTGTTGCTTTTGACAAATAACCGAATCTTTCTAGAACAGTATTTGCTTTACCAGTAATTGCACCATCTTCGTCAACCACTACAATGTGCATCTCATCTTTTGCGCTAGAGTTGTGATTTACAGAGACATAATTTGAGGTTCCTGGTATAGTATCAAATAGAGGAGCATAAGCCCAGCTGCTAAACAAAGAAGTATTGCTGTTAGCCCAAACTTCAACCTTCAGGGAGTTACCTAGTGCACCAGGATAACGTGCTGCGAAGTTAAATTTATTTTCGTCTGTAGCAGATGCAATACCAGTGTCATAGTCACCATCGTTGAAATAATCTGTTTCATCTTTATACTGAACACTGACATCATTTCTGCTAGTAGCATTATATGCTCCTGCGGGAGCAGCACGCAGCACTCTCAGAGCATTTGAGTATGATAGGAAATTTGCAGCTGTTAAAAAGTCAACAGCTGTATCATCATTTGGTTTGCCGAACTTATCAACAAGTTCGACTTCACTAGAAACTAGAACTGGTGAATTTACTGGACCCCACTGAAAATTACCGACGATTGCTCCAACGCTAGTTGATACTGCTGGAACAACTGTAGTTGTGTCAATTTCAGATACGTTCACACCTGGTGATACTTGAAATGCCATTTGTATACTCCTTAATAGGAACCTAAAGTTGCTAAATTATTTAGTTTTTTCAAAATTTGACAATCTCATCTGAAGGCACGACAACCCATACGGTTCCCTCTGCAACAAACATATTTTCCATAGATGCATCTCCTGGGACTGGTAATGGTAGCATTTCGTCCTCAATAGCCTGCATCTGTTGCTCAAATAACTTTCTACGAATATTTGCGTTACAGAGATCAGAAAAAAACTTCTGATTGGTCATCCACGCAAACAAAACAAGACACATTACAAGATCATCGTGAGAGCCGTCTTCAGCTTGAAAATTCTCACCCTTATTTATAAAAGTAGATAATTGCATAATAATATCAAAGTCTTCGATCTTGAGTTTGTAGGACTCTACTAGACCTTTTAGCAGCTGGCAACCGATTCTTTTGGTTGCTCTGGTAGTTCGAACGCCTCTTTCACCCTTTTTCATACCTACCGACCATGTTAGCTGCAGCTGTTTCTTGACCATCATAGAGGAGAGTAGGTTTTCGTACTCAAAGTCGTCGAATAGAGACTGTAGGATTTGTGATCCAATATCGTTATTCTCTATCAGCACATAAGCATCGTTGTAATACTTACCCAATTTTTGTATGATCGACGGAAAGACTACAGGTGGAATAGTATTGTTCATATATCTACCAACGACTCGATACGGAACTGCAGCGATATCTATGATTACAAAGGCTGAGTAGTCTTGACCCTTGCCATGGGCTGTGTCGGCTACCAGCGCATACACTCGCCCTTCCATTGGACGTTCATAGATCGCTAATCCAGGAACTGTAGCGTCAATCTCTGGTTTACGGAAGGTTAATGATTTCAATACAAATCCTGAGATCAGTGTTCCTGTTGAACCTTGAAACTCACATTCCATTTCTTGTAGATACTTATCATCGCCGAGTACACGACGTTGTTCTTCTGCCCATTCTTCAGTTCTTCCTGGCACCTCTCTCCAGCTGGCTTCAATCGGTGTAAATCCATTCTTACCTGCCTCTGCCTCATTCCACATTGAGTAGAAGTGATTCATACCATTAGGCGTTGATGAGATTAGGATCTTAGAAGTTGTACCTGATGTAATGGTAGGATATACCGCTGAGAAGAATTCTTCGGCAATGTTATTGGGCACGAAAGCAAACTCGTCAAGATACAGGAATGAGATAGAAAAACCACGAATCGCGGTAGACGCCGTAGAGTCAGCCAGCACTCTTGAGTTATTTTCAAGTTCAATGTCACCCTTGTTCCAGACCTTGACGCCTTGCTGTAGCCATAAAGGCAATTCTTCATACGCAATCTTTAGACGCGCAAGAATTTCACGGGAGGTCTTGGCTTTGTTGGCTAGGATTGCCACGGTCTTATCTTCGTTAAAGATGATATACCATAGCAGCGTCGCAACAACCATCGTGGTCTTACCCACCTGACGACCTGCCTTGATAATTACACGACGATCGTTTGCAATTTTTCTCACAGCATCGCGCTGAAAGGGATACAACTTGATAGTCTGTAGACCGTGGTCAAGTGTAATGATCTTGGTATATTTCTCAGCGAAGTAAACGGGATCTTCGGAACATTTGATAAACTCGGTAACCTGATCTTCGGTCAGGTTTAGAATCATACCAACTTTCTTTAATTTGGGATTCCCTAGATATTTTTTAATTTCCATCGTTCTTCAATTTTTTCAATAAATCAGCAGTGCTTCCAACGAACACGGCTTTGTCCACATTCACTTGTTGCTGTGGTGTCTTGCCACCTTCCAGTTGCTTGCGCTGTTGCTGCAAGATCATCAGTTTGTCAGTCATGTCGCTAAGATTCTTCATCATGGTTGCAGCAACTTCATATGCCCTTGGATGCTGTGATTCTTTCGCAACTTCTAGTATACCATCAAGCGCAAGATTACCTTTCTCAATCAACTCATAGTAGTTGGAGCGCGAGTAATCAAAGTCTTGATCTGCGTCTTTGGGAATGACAGTCAATGGCTGATCAGAACTACTTTGTAGTTCATGCGAGCTATCTTCTATTTCTAGAATGGCGTTTAGATTTTTTTCAACTTCGCTCATGTTATATTAGGGTATTGTTCAACGGTAGTAGTGAATCCATAGTCATCCCAAGCGTTTGCAGTATTCGGACTTGGTTCAACTGTAATATTAACCATCTGGTTTGGATTAATGACAAAAGAATCTAGATTATATTTAGAGTTTGTCACTGCACCTGTCACATCATTGTTGACAGTAAATTCTCCTGATATAGAATTGACAAATAAAGTATTTGATATTGGTTCCCAGTTATATACATAACCAAATGCTGTGGTTTCGTTAACAGAAGAACCTTGATATACTAACTCCCCAAGTTTGTAATCACCAGAACCACCTGACAATACCAATTCTCTTGAAGAAAGAGTTTCTTTAATCTCTGTGTAGATATTAGCAGTTGATTTCTTAATCTGTTTAGTATCTGGAATATATCCAAATAGATAACCTTTCATTGTAAAATTCAAATTCCATATTAGCACTCGAGTGCTTTCAGCCTCACCCTCATATGAATCATCTAGACTAATTGAATTGAAGACAATTGGTACATCAAGTTCAAGTCCATCTAGATTTAGAAAATCCATAGTAATTGTATAGTCAGGTGCAAAGTATGGAAGAATTTGTTCGATGATCTGAGTACCATCTTCTGTATTGCGTACAAATATGTGTAGATTAAAATCAAAATTATATGGAGTGAACTTGACTCGCTTTAGAGTATCAGAAGTTCTAGAAAAGTTTTCTATAAAAGAAGAATTTTTGCGCAATGGATCATAAGACAATCCATCCATATTAAATGCCATTCTTGGTAAAACAGTTTGCACTTGTTGCGTATAAGTCGGATCTTCAGTGATGCGCTTGTAGAACTTTTCTTTTGATGCATATGCAAGCGGAACTGTAATTCTTTCGATCTCTGTAGTTCCTGCTTGATTATATCTAACCAGTTTTAGATTGTTAAACATATTGCCAAAGGCAATGACATTTTTACGAATCACGCGATGATAGAAATGTACATCAGATAACATTATGGCTCACCGAATGGATTGGTTTCTGAGAAGTCTAGAATATTTTCAGCTTCACTTTCAATTAATGCATTGCTATCATATGCACTTGAAGCGTTTTCTTGCTTGTCATATGTATCTAGTTCAAAGGTTGCTCCAGTAGTATCGCCAATTATATCTGTTCCTTCTGCGAAAGTTCCCTTGATATTTCTTAGGCGCAATGTCATCGATGGTCGATCAAAAGAAACTACGATTGCTCTACAAGTAGCAGTTGCAAGACTTGCTCCTTGATAAGCAATCTCACCTCTTGTGTAAGAAACTTGACCAGCATCTTCAACCATGGTAAAGTCTATTGAAGGTGCTAGAGCATCACACAATCCGTCTATTTCTTCAATTCCAGTATTGATAAACTCGCCGTTGTACTTCATATTCTCAATCGACATTGCATACATGTATGGAGCAGATTTACCCAACTGAAAGAAATTCTTTTCTTCTTCAATAAAACGAATCTCAAATAACTTTTGCTGCACTGGCATGTAAATCAAGTCACCTTCATTTGGATTAGGTCTCAATGAAGTTGGCACATATCTCTCAAAAGTTCGACGCGCCACTGCAACTCTTGCAGTCTTGTCAATTTGCAAACCAAACTTGGAGAAGAACTCTTGCTGACCTTCGTAATCATTATAAGTCTCTAGATACATATCAATCTTAAATGCACGATCAAAATACTTCACGGGATCATCTCCAAACAGAGCATCGATCTGACTTTGAGATGTTCTTGGGAGATAGTAGATGTCTATTCCGTGATTGCGAACTGACTCAATGATAAGATCCTCAACCAGAAACTGCTCTCTAGTTGCGTTTTGATTATTGAAGTAAACTGACGTTGGCATTTTATCCTACCAAAAACATTGGTGGTTCTTCGTGTACTTCTCTGAGTGAAGTTTCTAGTTTCTCAATCTCAGCAACTGCTTCGGTATAGATCTCAACTGCATTGATTACCATACCACCAGGAAGCACATAGTTACCATACTTCTTCATGTTCTCACCCCACTGACGCTTGATCAGTGCAGTGGTGTATGACTTGAGCCAGTTGGTATTATAGATGCGATTATATTCTTCTGGATCGGCAGCTCTCCAACATTCAACTACAATATATCTTCCAGCTGGAATCTCTGGTGCACTCCAGTTCATGTCAATGTACAGTTTATTCATCTTCTTATTAAATCGAAATGGATTCTCACCCTGAATGATCATCTCAAGCATACGAATATGCGAGCGAGCGATCCAGTAATACTGATAAGACGAAGAAGTGAAGTCATAGAGTTCATTTAGACGCAGCTGATAGTTTAGATCAAAGATATTAAAGTTCACACCAGAGCCATTATTGACCACATCTGGGCTAAATGGTAGCACTTGATTTACGCCCAAAATGGAATCTGGAAGCGGGACATACTTATTGGTAATATCATCTTCTGTTATCTGATACGCATAGTAATCTTTATAAGTACCATCGTAGTGATATTCTTGAAATTTCTGCAATGCATCGTCAATACGATCTTCTACCTGATCATCATCGACGTTGATGTCAATGACAGGGAAGCCCAGACGACGTAGGCAGTAGTCTTTTAGTTCTGATCTTGCGTTTGGTTTTGCCATCGAAGTGTCCTGAAAAAGAGTTCTAGATATTTAGGTAATTATGGCGTGGAGGCTCGATCGGAAGAAAAATTACAACTAGCAGAAGATATTATTGTACCGTTCGAAGAATATCTAATTGCTACCGTAGCAACCAAAAATGTTGTTGTTCCAGCTGTAGAATTGGTTAGTGCCATAGTTCTATCTGCGCTCATAGAATACCATGTATTATTGGCTAATCCACCAGATAATGAAGTAGCTGTGCCAGCAGTTTTAACCCATCTTATATCGTATAATGTATTATCATACCCTTCTAGTATCGATCCTCCTACTGACAACCAATTATAGGATACAAAGATGTTTGTAGAAGGTGGTACGCTGTAATCTACAATCTTACCATTAACTACACCGCTAGTTAAAAAAACTAAATATGCATTTGAATTGATGGTGGTTCCTGCCTCAATCGTTGCTGGATTTCTGGCTAAAACTTGGACAGTAGCGTCTTGTATAACAACAAGAGGAACACCAAAATTCGCCATTCCCAATCTACGAAACATACTCATAGCATTACACCGTCTCAATATCACCAAATACAATATAGTGATTAGTTGCATTAGCTAGTACAGTTGCAGCACCCAGATATGATTTGATAGTCACTCCTGTTACAGTGTCTGCAGTAACACCAGTTGACATATTAGACTGAACACCAACAGCACCAGTTCTATTTGGTTGTATTGTTACTGCTGATTGTGTTCCTCTGACAATAGTTGCAGCCCAACCAGAATAGCTGGCTGAGTCAAATGTGATAGTAGATAATGCAGTTGTATGAATAATTTTTCCTGCTGTATTGTGATTGCAGCTCCAAGCTGCTTGAGATCCACTTAGAACTGGAGTATCCATAATTGCGCCAGCTATACGCACATTAGCAGAGGTAGAAAAACTTACATAGGGTTGATAGCCAGCTTGCCCAGAAGCAGCTGCAGGAAAATATTGAACTCCTGGAGCTGGATCTATATTTGCATCCGCAGCATCATAATATGCCATAGTATATTGTGTACCAGTTGTTATAGAACCAGTGCTCAATCCATCAGCACCTTTTTGACCTTGAACGCCTTGTACGCCTTGTACACCCACGGTTCCTTCACCACCAGCTGCGCCTTGCACACCAACTCTACCAGCTCGAATAAATTGAACTAGATAAGTAGCACCACTGGTTAGTCCGCTTCCAACTCCATTTTGTATGGTGAAAGACTTCACTCCATTCGTGTTTGCGTTTGCGCTGGCTGTAACTTCAAATGATAAAAATTCTGTGCTGTCTGCATCAGCATTAGTTATGTGTAGATATCCAATAGGACTTGTTGATCCATCAGCAATATTCCAAGTATTTAAATAACTACCAGCTGAATATGCATCTGATGTAGTTACATTGATATTTGCTCTAGTTGCATTAACAGGTGTAGCGTTGTTAAATTTAAGTTGACCGCTTGATGCGAGAAGTGCTGTTGTTCCAGTATTATACACATACTCCAATCCCACACCTCTGCCATCTGTTCCAATTATTCCTTGCGGTCCTTGCACACCTTGAACACCTTGCGCACCTGAAACAGTAGAACCAGAAGATGCTGCAGTTATACGACCCTTTTCATCAACTGTGATTGCAGCATAGGTGTATGATCCAGGAGTAACATTAGTATTTCTTAAATCAAAAGAAATGTTAGCATTTCCTGCAAAGGTGCCAGCTCCTGCTGTAACAGCTGTAGATATATTTGCACTTTGATTGAAATTTAGAAAAGATTTTTGTACTCCGCTTGCGCCATTTGCGTATGCTCGCGCAGTATTTGCTGCTGATTCTGCTATAGTTTGTACACCAGCAATCTGACCTTGAACTCCAGCTATTGATCCTTGAATACCAGAGATCTGACCTTGTATACCTGCTATCTGACCTTGGACTCCAGATATGGTTGCACCCAAGTCTACGCCAGCAGCTGACACAGATCCCGTGGCGCTAAATGCGCCAGTGTCAGTAAATGTATACAGATCATCTAAAGCGCCAGCACCAGTTTTGCGACTAACATACATTTGCCAACCAGTGCCATCACCCATAATAACACGACCAGATACTGGCGATGCGTAACCAGAAACAAGTTGCAATCTACCACCACCAACTAATTCAGTCCCATCTCCATCATCAATCATAACCCTACCACTAACGTGCAGTTTAGATGTTGGAGTTGTTGTTCCGATACCAACACTACCATCATTGGCTGTATTGGTAATACGCATTCTTTCTACACCATCAGTCACAATCGAAAACTGATTTGCAGGATTATTGTAAATTATCTGTCCTGGTAGAGTCGTTGTAGTCCCACCACCGCTGCTGGTTCCAAAATAAATGGTCTGATCAGATGCAGGTGATCCATACAATTCTATAGCAGAAGTTCCAGATTCATATGTCAATCTTAACTGTGGGCTATTTGTACCATCACCCAGTATATGAAGACTTCTAGCAGGGCTTATTGTACCAACACCAACTCTACCAGAAAATCCAACCGAAAGCGTTGTGTCAGGACCACTCGGAACAACTGTCAACCATTGCTCCTCACCATATCCTGCTCTTCTTATAATTGAGTTGAAATTTCCAGGATAATCTTGCCACATCTTGGTGTAGTAAACAGGATCACCATAATATCCTTGGAAAACTAAATTAGCGCGATTTGTAACTCCTGAAACATTAACTGTTTGTAACTCGGAGTTTGCTTCAAGTAACGGACTGGCTTCAATTCTACCTTGATAGTTAAAAAGTATTTCGTCCGTGTTACCTTTTAGAATGACTTGATTTGGTTCTGATCCCGTGCCAAATATTAAAGACATGGCTACAGGATCAACTAACTCAACCCATTCTATTGATACATTAGCATTTCCGCTGACAGAATCATAATTGACATTTGCTATGATTGCTTCGCTGTTCACAAAATTCATAGAGTTCGCAAGCATTGTGCTCGAACTGTTTTGTGAAACTGGTAACTTGATCAGTCCATAGTTTGTGGCTTTCCATGAGTATCCATCCCAGACCCAATTTGTAAAGTCTGAGGATACAAAAACTTGACCAACTGTTGGACTTTCTGGAAAATCAGCCATTTATGTTCCTGATATGTTTCGTTGTTGAAATACTAAATCTGGAAATTCTATCCATGAGTCACCTTCGGCATCTGCAGTAGAGCCACCATAGTATAATGTGGCAGTTCTAGGTCCATTGTTAGATACTGTTCCACCACCAGCGCATAAAGCCTTAATCACAATTCTATCGCCTTTATTGAAGGATACTGAGGCTAATGTATCAGACCAATTTAAAGCACTAGAGGTTGTACCCATTTCTACATCATCTCTAACAGGACCAAAAATACTTGTTTCAGTAGTTGATCCTCTTGGTAATTTGAAAAGTTCTACTGAAGCGTATGCATTAAGTTGCGCTTGACTTTCCGAAGCCCAAAAATTAAAAGTTGTTGTCCCTGAAATAGTTTGCGGTTCCAATGCTTCTGTAATCCAAGCAGTTACAGAACCACCTTCTGTTAATGTCCAAACTGAATTATTAGATCCGTTTGTTGGATTGATTACTATTGAAGTTGACAAACTTCCTCTGGTTGTTCTGGCTAACTTATAACCATCTCCAGTAGCCGCATCAACTCCAGAATAAAATTCTCTGAGATATACTCTAGTAGCCATGATTAGAAATTTAATGAAACATGAAATTCTGGAACAGTTCCTTGAACTCCAGCAATATTGACCCAAACAAATCTTCCACCCTGCACACCTTGTATAATGCTGATAGCTGCATCAGAAGTTGTTGTGCTGCTAACAACATTTTCGTTTACATGAGAGGTTAATGTAGTTGCGCGACTTGTCCCTGAGTTAATACTGTAACTGACTTGCGGGCTAGATGTGCCTCCAGCTAACACAGCATTTACATCTGAGATACTCAGATCAGTTACTGTGTAAAACAGAGTATACTCATCTCCAGCCACTGGATTTATAATAGTGTATGACTTGGGACTTGGATTTCCTTGCACACCTTGTGGACCTTGAACGCCTTGCACACCTTGTGGACCTTGAACGCCTTGCACACCTTGATGTCCTTGAAATCCTTGTGGACCTTGTACTCCTTGAACACCTTGTGGACCTTGGACGCCTTGCACACCTTGATGTCCTTGAACACCTTGTGGACCCTGAACACCTTGAACGCCTTGATGTCCTTGAAATCCTTGTGGACCTTGGACGCCTTGCACACCTTGATGTCCTTGAAATCCTTGTGGACCTTGGACGCCTTGCACACCTTGATGTCCTTGAAATCCTTGTGGACCCTGAACACCTTGAACGCCTTGATGTCCTTGAAATCCTTGTGGACCCTGAACACCTTGAACGCCTTGATGACCTTGAAATCCTTGTGGACCCTGAACACCTTGAACGCCTTGATGACCCTGTAGTCCTATTGCTGCATACTCTCCAGGCAATCCTTGTACACCCTGAACTCCTTGTGGACCTTGGACACCCTGCACGCCTTGATGTCCTTGCACACCTTGAACACCTTGTGGACCCTGAACACCTTGAACGCCTTGATGTCCTTGAAATCCTTGTGGACCTTGGACTCCTTGCACTCCTTGTGGACCTTGAACACCTTGCACACCTTGGTGTCCTTGAAATCCTTGTGGACCTTGGACGCCTTGAACACCTTGCGGACCTTGATGTCCTTGCCTTCCTTGCACACCCTGAGCACCAGCAACACCCTGCGCTCCTTCAACACCTTGTGGACCTTGTACACCCTGAACACCCTGCGGTCCTTGCAGACCAGTGAGCCCCTGTGGTCCTTGAGCACCTTGCACGCCTTGTGCACCCTGCTTACCTTGTGCACCTTCCGTACCAAATATCATCCACTTACTAGCATCAGTTCCTGGAGTGACGCCACTAGATGGTTGTATTGCAATATAACTTGTGCCGCTGTAGGCAACAACATCATTCGTGCCATAAGATGTAGCACCACTAAAATCGCCTTGAATAGTATATCCTTGCTTGACTGCATTGGCTTCATATGTTGATGCAACAGCAACTAGACGACTATCAATGTTTGCTGATAGAGATACAATATCTCCAGCATTTAGATTAATAGGACGAGCCCAATTATAGGCTGAATTATTGGCAACGAAAATATCAGAAGCAATTGTGGTAGTAGTAGCTGGAGAAGGTGTTGCTTTATATAAAGTGATTCCAAATGTAGCGTTTGACGCTGTGGTATTTGTAATTACCAGTCCATGTATTGACGCATCAACACCAGCGGGACACTGATATATCTCAGTTGACGAAGTTGTCAACGCTAATGTATTTGCTCTAAATCTACCAGCCATTTTACACCTAATTATGTATCAATACAGTATTTATATGAAACTATTCTTATCCTAATATGTGCTGATATACGCTGCAGCAGATCTTTTCTTAAATTTTGGCGGACCAAATGCTCTACCAGGAGCATTATACACAGTAGAAGTTCTTCCGCCAATGATATCGCGGTCTGTTGTTGAATTTGCGCCCATATCTGGCACATAGAAAATCAAAGAATCACCTTGTATAGATCTAGCATCTGCTCCATTGAACAACGCTACAGCCTCATCAGCAGTAAGTATTTTATCCCATGCAGCAGGATGAGCAATGTAACAATCTCC